TAAACGTAAAGCGATGGGCATTCATTAAGGAGATTCATATGTTTATTGTTCTAGGCGTGTTCGTGTTGAGTGCAGTCGGTGCCTTGGTCTATCTCGCGGGCTGGGCCTTGAAACAAGGATCAGCTACCACACCTCCAGTCGTAGTCCGCCAGCCGGCAACTAAAGCGAAGAAAAAGTAAGGAGTATTATGGCACAAGTTGAAATTACCAAGGGCGGAAAACGGTCGGTGACGTTGATCGCGGTCGGAACCGGCGCGGCCACCATCGAACTGAATGGTGCCGGAGGTTTGGCGTCATTTAATTCAGCATCAGAAAACGTGACCACATTATCCGTCAAAGGTATTGCCTGGACGGCCAATTCTGGCGCCGCCTATTGGGAAGTGCGCCGTGGTGGTTCAACCGGAAACATTGTCGGACAATTTCCAAATGTGGGTAATTGGCGCTTGGACGAATACAAAACCTCATTGTCAGCCAACAATCAACTCAATTCCTATAACGTCTATGTCAATCTGATTGGTACCGGTTCCATTGGTACCATCGTCCTGGATTGCTCCAAGGATGCGAATATGAACGTAAGGGTGCCATAATGAAACTGATCCGAGAATTCAACGAAAGCGTCAAGTTGTTGACCGAAGCCGATACCACAGGCAAGAAGGCCTATTATATCGAAGGCGTCTTCATGCAAGCAGGAATCGCCAACAAGAACAAGCGCCTCTATTCGCTGGATGTGTTGAGAGAAGAGGTCAGTCGTTATACCACAGAGATGGTCAATCTGAGCCGAGCCTATGGCGAATTAGGTCACCCCGATAGTCCAACCATCAATCTAGAACGTGTCTCCCATATGATCAAGGCCTTGACCCTTGAAGGGGCAAACTTTGTCGGTCGTGCGAAAGTCATGGATACCCCTTATGGCAATATCGTGAAATCCCTGATAGACGAAGGCGCTCAACTCGGTGTATCGAGTCGTGGCATGGGGAATCTGGTTCCCGGTCCTAATGGCATCAATACGGTCCACGATTTTCATCTAGCAACGGCCGCGGATATCGTCGCCGATCCATCTGCCCCCGATGCGTTTGTTCGTGGTATCATGGAAGGGAAGGAATGGGTATTTGTTGATGGTCGTTATGTCGAAGAAGATATGTCTGCCGCAAAACGAAGCATCGAACAGTCCTATCGATCCATTGATCGTCGTGAGCAGGAACGAGTAGCGATTCGTTTGTTTGAAGGGTTCATGAGGAAGTTGTAAGGGTATAGGGTAAATTCAGAAAAGTATAAATAATCATCACATTAGTCCAAAGGAGATTTACAATGTCGAAAAATCATTTGATGGAAGCCGCTGCGGATATTCTTTCACGAAGCCATGCGGCCGCCCCAAAAGAAGAAATGCACAAAGCTGCCGGAGAAGTTCAGGACCTTGGTGGTTCGACACCCTCTGGCAATATTTCTAAGAAATTTGCACCACAAACTGGTCCAGGTGCGACACCTCCTGGTAAGCCTGCTCCTGTTGGTCAAGCACCATTGGACAAGCAACCAGAACCAGAAGAAATCGATCCTCTTGATCCCAAGGGTGGTACTGGCGATTCCGCTGAGAATGATGCCTTGATCGCCGCCAACAAGAAACGTGCAGGTCTGGCTGAAGAGACGGCAGACGAGAAGGATGAAGACGAAGATGATGAAGACGAAGATGATGAAGACGATAAGGACGAAGACGATGAAGATGACAAGAAGGATGCCGAAGACTTCAAGAAAAAGTTAGCAGAAGATGTCCAGGCCATTTTGCAGGATGAATCTGACTTGTCGGCTGAATTCCGTACCAAGATTGCTACCATCTATGAAGCTCGCGTCATTGACAAGATCAATGAAATTGCGTCAAACATGCAAGCAAGTTTCGAGCAGGAATTGGCCGAATCCATTGAGACTCTGGGCACAGAACTCACCGTGAAGACCAATGACTATCTCAATTATGTCGTGGAAGAATGGATGGGCGCCAACGAACTGGCTATCGTCTCGGGTCTCCGTTCCGAACTGGTCGAAGAATTCATCGGCGGACTCCATACCCTCTTTGCCGAACACTTCATCGATGTGCCTGAGAACAAGGTGGACCTGGTCGAAGAATTGGCCGCTAAGGTCGAGACACTGGAATCCACATTGAACGAGGAAATCGCTCGTGGTGTGTCCCTCAAGAAGCAAATTGCAGAATCAAAGAAATCAGAAATATTGGCATCCGTGTGTGAAGGCTTGACTGCTCCGGCCGCCGATAAAATTCGTACCCTCGCAGAGAGTGTCGAATTCACCGCAGAAGGTGACTTCCGTAAGAAGGTGGATGTACTTCGTGAGAATTACTTCCCAACCAAAGTCAAGCTGGCAGAAGTGACGCAGCTCAATGAAGTGGTCGACATGGCGCCTGAAGTGCCTGCGGCAATGAAGGCTTATGCCGATGCTATTGCTCGTCAGACCATCAAGTAAACGTATTTTAATTTAAAGGAGAAGCAACTATGTTTTTATCAGAAGGATTACAATCAAAGTGGAAGTCGATCTTGGATCATCCAAGTCTTCCTCCGATTACTGACCCCTATCGCAAGGCGGTTACCGCCGTGATCTTGGAAAACCAAGAGAAGGCCTCACAGGAAGAACGCGCTCAGATGCACGGTTCCTTCTTGTCAGAAGCCTCGGCAACCAACGCCACAGGTGGTGGTCTTGGTGGTTCCGCATCGCCAACTGGTCCAATGGCTGGTTTCGATCCTATCCTTATCAGCTTGGTCCGTCGTTCCTTGCCTAACCTCATTGCCTATGACATCTGCGGCGTGCAGCCTATGACCGGTCCAACTGGATTGATCTTCGCCATGCGCTCCAATTATGCCAACAGCAACACCCGTCTGGGAGAAACCTTCTATGACGAAGTGGATACAGCATTCTCTGGTGGTACTGGTGTCGCACAGACTGCGATCACCTTGGCCACAGATACCGCACTCGGTTCCGGTAACGTGTTCGCCTCGACCATGACCACTGGTAACGCGATGCCAACCTCCACAGCGGAAGCTTTGGGTACCGCATCAGCAGTCGCCGGCGGAGTCTGGAACGAAATGTCCTTCTCCATCGAAAAGGTGACCGTCACCGCGAAGACTCGCGCCCTCAAGGCCGAATACACGATGGAATTGGCACAGGATTTGAAGGCCGTTCACGGATTGGATGCAGAGACAGAATTGTCGAACATCTTGTCAGCAGAAGTGTTGGCAGAAATCAACCGTGAAATCCTCCGCAACATCTACATCTCAGCCAAAGTGGGTTGCCAAGTGGGTACCACGAAGGTCGGAACGTTTGACCTCGATACCGATTCAAACGGTCGTTGGATGGTGGAAAAAATCAAGGGATTGGCGTTCCAAATCGAACGCGAAGCCAACCAAATCTCCAAGCAGACTCGTCGCGGCAAGGGCAATGTGTTGATCGTGTCTTCGGACGTGGCCTCCGCATTCGCCATGGCAGGGATCTTGGACTACAACAGTGGTCTCAAGGATGCTGTCAATCTGCTCGTCGATGACACAGGCAACACCTATGCAGGTACGTTGTTTGGTCGCGTAAAGGTCTACATTGACCCTTACTTCCCAACCACATCCACAGCAGAATTCGCAGTCATCGGCTACAAGGGCACCAATGCCTATGATGCCGGACTCTTCTACTGTCCATATGTGCCTCTCCAGATGGTCCGTGCGATTGACACAGGCAGCTTCCAGCCAAAGATCGGGTTTAAGACCCGCTATGGTTTGGTGGCCAACCCATTCGCTGAAGGGCTCACCCAAGGCAGTGGCGTGATCAATGCCAAGACCAACACCTATTACCGCGCATTTAAGATAGCTAATATCGCGTAAGCGAATTGGTCTCTTCCGTCTCAGTCAGGGGAGCCTCCGCAAAGGGGCTCCCCTTTCTTTTTCACTCAAGGAGCAGCGCAGATGTTGACATGGTTCTTACTCATGGTGTTTCTGACACCTACCGGAGACTATGAGACGGCCTATCGTCTCAACACGTTTGAGACACCAGAAGCCTGTCAGATTGAACGGGATCGCATTGGGTTTCAGATGGCCGAATCCTATCCGGCCGATCTCAGTTTTCGTATCATCTGCCATGAAAAGAACGTGGGACACGACAAGACGGCCCTGGTCATTCGAGATAAATAGAGGTATCACCCCGATAAAGGAATGAGATTATGCCCCATACCCCGGCCCTGCCAACGAATACCAATCTGCTACATTCAAACAAATTCGCACTCTCATTTGTGCGAATTCCGAATGTACAATATTTCA